GTGATCCAGGCGCCTTTGGTGAGGGCGGCGGCGGCGCCGCTGCCGGGGGTGGTGTAGGCGCCGTCGGCGTTGTCCAGGACCAGCTCGGAGAGGGCGGGCGCGCCGCCGGTCTCGTGGAGGTCGGCGCTGATGACGCGGTCGGTGATGTCGGTGGCGCCGTCGGCGAGGGGGGCCTGGTAGACGTAGCGGGCGGTTGTGAGGAATACCTGGGTGGCGTCGTAGGAGATGGCGACGCCGAAGGGGCCGACGATGTTCAGGGGGATGGGCTCGCGCCAGAGGGCGTCAGCGAAGGCGGCGGTGGCGGGCTGGTTGGTCTGGTGGGTGCGGTCGTAGGCGACGGTGCCGGTGAATTGCTGGCGGAAGGTGGCGCGGGCGACGTCGGGCCTGGCGGCGTAGGGGGAGCGGAGGAGGAGGCTGGCGGCGGTGATGGCGGACTGGAGGACGACGCCGGCGCTCCAGGTGTTGAGGGCCTGGCTGGAGCCGTCGCCGAAGAGGTACTGCCGCAGCTCCTGGACGGGGACGGCGGCGAGGGTGTCCTCGGCGGTGGCTATGACGTTCCAGTCGCCGGAGTGGAAGACGGCGACGCCGCTGAAGGAGGGTTGGGTTGGCCCGGCGTAGGTGGTCCAGGTGCTGCCGTTCCAGCGGTGGGCGTCGAGGTCGCTGGTGGTGCTGTCAAGGGTGATGACGACGACGTTGCCGTCGGACTTGCCGGCGGCGGCGAGGCCGTTGAGGGTAGAGGTGTGGGTGATGACGAGGGCGAAGGCGCTCCAGGTGGTGCCGTTGTCGGTGGATGTGGAGGCGTGGACCTGGGTCTGGGTGGCGTTATTGACGACGAACGCCCAGAGGGTGGAGCCGGCCTTGGCGAAGGCGATGATGTTGGCCTTGGCGGTGATCGGGGCGAACCATTCCGTCCAGTTGTTGTAGTCGGAACCTGCGCCCGGTGTGGTGACTCGTGAGCGGTAGAGGGTGATGCCGTCGAAGCGGGCGCGGATTAGGGAGCCGTCGGCGGCGACGACGGCGGCGTGGCCGTTATCGGCTTCGCCGCCGGCGTACCACTGTGCCCAGCGCAGGCGGCGGATGCCGGCGTGGCGGTCGCTGACGATGACGCGGAGGTAGGGGCGGCGGATCGCGGCCTTCTGGGCGGTGGCGAGGGCGCCGGAGATGGACCGCACGGGACTACGGTCCGGGGTCGGTGTTCTGTGTGGGTGTGGGCTCGGCGGGGGCGTAGAGGCGCTTGTGGCGGATGCCGCGCCGCGGGGTGACGCGCTCCTCGTAGCGGGCGCGGAAGTGGGCGGCGAGGCGCCGCCAGTCGGAGGTGGAGCCGGGGCCGCCGGTGGGTAGGGTGTTGGTGGTGTCGGCGGCCTGCTGGTCGCAGGCGCGGGCGGCGGCGGCGTGGACTAGGGCGTCGTCGTAGTCCTCGGGCAGGGTGTCGGTGCCGTTGATGCTGTGGAGGCTCTGCCAATAGATGGTGCAGTTGGAGCCGTCGGGGACGGAGACGCTTTCGATGCGGAGGGTGTCGGTCCATTCGGAGAAGTCGACGAACGACCTGGGGTCGTTGCCGGTGGGCCATTCGACGGCGATGAGGCGGACGCGCTCTGTGAGCGTGGTCAGGGCCACGGCGCGGCTGCCGGCGGTGGTGGCGATGGTGGTCGTGCGCTCGCGGGGGATGCGGTGAGAGAGGTCGCGGAGGGCGTCCTGGATGTGCTGGTCGAGCTCGCCGGTGGTCCAGACGGCGGCGGCGGCGTCGTCAAGGACGGTCTGGAGGCGGCCCCGGATGGTGGCGAGGGTGGTCGGCACCTAGCGGCGCTCCGTTAGTCCGCGGGTTTGGTGGTGGGTTTCCTGGGGCGTGGGCCGCGTGGTGGTGGTGGCGGCGGCGTGGGCGCGGCGATGACGAGTTTGCGGCCGCAGTTGGAACAGCTCTGGTCGTCCTGCTCTAGGAGGGTTCTGGTCTGGCAGCGGGGGCACCATATGCCCGCCATGGTTAGTTCGTCCAGTCGCCGGAGCTGATGCCGTCGATGCGGCCGATGGCCTGGCTGGCTTTGACGCAGAGGGCGGTGTACGCCTTGAGGCGGGTGCGGCGGGCGTCCTGGGTCTCCAGGGCGCCGACTTCCTCGACCTGGATGATGCGCTCGAGGTCGTCCTGGGCGTTGGGGTCGTCGGCGGAGATGCCGAAGAGGCCGTCCTCGGCGAGCCGGCAGGCGAAGATGGTGGAGGCGGTGCCGCCGGTCTTGGCGAGGAAGGCGCCGGAGGTGATGGTCTCGGTGTCGGTGATGAAGTCGCAGGCGAGGATGGGTACTTCGTTGAAGGTCTGGACCTGGCGGTCGATGCCGGCGATGGTGGTGAGGGCGAGGTCCCAGCCCTGGGAGACGGCAAGCTTCTGGATGCCGCGTCGGGTGCGGCGGCTCATGATGAGGACGGTGGGTCGGGGGCGGACGAGGTCAACGAGCTCGCGTAGGAGGGTGAAGGTGCCGACGCCGGGCACGGTGGTGGCGCCGGCGTGGAGCTGCTGGGCTGTGACGTCGTCCTGGATGATCTGGTGGAGGCCGTCGAACTCGGCGGCGGCGGCGTCGATGCTGCCGTAGATGGCGGCGTCTCCCCAGGTGTCGGCGAAGTTCCGGGCCTTGATGGCGAGCAGCTCGGCGCGTAGGTCCTGGTCCTTGGAGCGGGTGACGCGGAGGAAGTTGTCGATGTCCGCGTCGCCGATGAGGATCTTCAGGGCGGTGGTGATGAGGCTGGTGGTGGGTACGCCCTCGGTGACGGTGCCGCCGGCGGCGATGAATGTGGGGGCGCTGGCGGCGAGCTCACGCTGGTACTGGAGGGCGTTGCCCCTGATGGGGGTGAACGGCAGGAGGCCGAGGAGGGGGTTCTGGTCCATGGTGATCTCGGCGACGCCGACGAGGACCTGGTTGGTGCTGTACTTGTCGGCTTCGGCGAGGGTCAGGGCCATTGGTTAGCTCCTCTGGGCGAGGCCGAACTTGATGCGGTCGATTCCCTTGACGCCTTCGGGGGGGCCGGGTGGTTGGCGGGTGGTGCCGGCGCCTGTGGCGGCGGCGGCGGCGGCGACGATGGCGGCGGCGGTGGCGGCGTTGGTGGCGCCGTTCTTGGCGGCTTCGATGGTCTGTCGGGTGTGGTCGGCGACGGCGCGGGCGGTGGTGACGGTGGCCTGGATGGCGGCGAGGTCGGCGCCCTCGAAGGCGGCGTCCGGGAGGTCGGGGTTGGCGGTGTGTAGGGCGGCGACCTCCAGCTCAAGGTTGCGGGCCTGGGCCTGGGTGAGCTGTTCCTGGAGGGCGGCGGCGTCGGCCTGGTGCTGGCGGGCGGCGGCGATGGTGGCGGCGGCCTCTTCGGCTGTGGGGTTGCCGTCTGCGTCGGGCATTTCGATAAGCAGCTTAAGCGGGTTTCGCGTTGCGTGTCAAGGGGCGTTGGTGAGGGCTTGCCATATCGCCTGCCAGGTTCCGGGCCGGGTGACTGGGGTGGACCAGCGCCAAGCTGTGCCGATGGCGGGTGCCGCTGGGGCTGCTGCTGGTGCGGCTGGTGGGAGTAGGAAGGGGAGGAGGAGGGCGGCGCCGTAGATGAAGAGGAAGGCCGGACCGGCCGCGGGGTGTGCGCCCTGTCAGGTGCCGGTGATGGGGACGGGGGACCAGGCGCCGGTTGGCTGGCAGGCGTGGAGGGGGTCCAGGGGGTCTACGCCTTTGCAGCCGAGGGGGGCGCAGGCTGACGACTGAGCGGTGAAGCCGAGGGTTTGGAGTAGGTGAGCGGTGTTATGCATTAGACGGTGGCTGGGCGGGTAGGCTGGTGGGCTGTAGGGACTGAGCGAGGGCGCCGAGGCGCTTGGCCTCGTCGATGACGCGCGTGAGCTCGGTTTCGGGGTCGGGGTCGCCGAGGTTAGAGAGGGCGGTCTGACGGCTGCGGATGCCGGCGCCGACGAGGGCGACCTCGCGGCCGGCGTCGAGGGCCTGGTCGGGGGGTGTGATTGTGGCCCATTGGGCGGTGAGGCCGGCGATGGAGTCGGTGTAAGTGGTGTTGGCGAAGGCGTCGGAAAGGCGGAGGGCGAGGGCGGCGCGGAGCCGGTAGGCGTCGCTGCGAATGAGGCGCTTGCGCTCGACCTTCTGTAGGAGGGGCTGCATCTCGACCTGGAGGGCGACGCCGCTGAGGTCGCGGTCGGTGCCGCCGAAGGCTGTACGGGGGGTCTCGCTGAGGTCGTGGAGGGCGCGCAACAGGTGGTCGGTGTAGTCCAGGTGGAGGCGGACGCCGCCGCCCTGGAGGAGGTCCAGGAGGTAGGCCTTGGCGTGTTCGGGTAGTTCCCAGACGGCGCCGGGCTGGGCGGCGATGTCTGTGGCCTCGTCGACGTTTTCGAGGACGGCGATCGGGAAGCCGGAAAGCTCCATGATGTTGCTGACGCGGGTCATCTGGCGGTTGAATTCCTGGGCGATCTCCTTGAGGGGTAGGACGTCGGATTCGCCCCACCAGCGCTTTGGAACCTGGGCGTTGGGGTAGATGATGAAGGGGATGAGGGCGTAGGGGTTGGTTTGGCTGAGTCTGGGGGCCGGGCCGCCGTCTATCCAGATGTCCAGGGTCTTGTCTGTCCAGTCCTCGATGATCTCGGCGGTCTTGTCGTGTGGGGCGATGCCCCACAAGGCGATGACGTCCTCGCGGGGGAGGGT